CCTTTGACTGCCATATCCTATCATGAATGGAGATATCCTATAATATTACTTGATGACATACGGTGAACATCTGCGCCGGTCTTGGCGTGGTTTAGGGGCGTAGTCCCCTGAAACTGGCCTGTCGTGGGTCTTATCTTGGCATACTTACATAAGTAAGAGCGATTTAGGCAAAAATATGGGCGAAAATAGCACATGGATGGATGAGGTTCCCGACAAATATGTATGGGAAATGTATCATAACGAGCGAAATTGGTGTTGTTGTCATGACTTTTTGTGTGATGAGGACATAGAACATGCGTATGAATTTGACTTTGGATGGCGATACTATTGTCCAAAGCACATGAAGGAGTGGTTTCAATGCGAGTAAATAGGACATATTCATTGGATTTTCAGACGATAGCGGAATTGAATAACACAATATCCGCCAAACATAGATCTAAATTTGTTGACAAAGCCATCAAACATAGACTAAATGGATGTGAATTTTCTCAATCAGACATGGATACCAAGAGATTGATGGCATTATTGCATGCTAGAGAGGAAATATCTGAACAACTTGCATTATTACTTGAATTGGAGATGAAATCATGAAGTCTCCAACTCCATTTATGTTCAAGTATGATTGTAGTTGTCGAAAAAATCAATGGGTTTTACGAACTGATCGTAACTACAACTCGATGAAATTATATTGTTCACTTTGTAAAACTGAAATTGATGCCATTATTGCTGGCATTTCACACAGTGTTTGAGCCATTTTAGTTTGTTTTTGAACGATTTATCGCATTTCTTGCATTTGAACATGGCTTTCAGTCTCCTTTTTTGGTTGACCAGGTTACCTGGTTATTTCCAGCTCTCCTGGTTCTTACATTTTTAGGGCTTTTTTGGTTAATCGATGAGCCCTTTTCATCAATGATGTGACTTTAGTTCGTGGATGTTTTTTCTTCAAAGCCTTCAATTGTTTTGAAAGTTCTCTGTTGTATTTGGATCTCTTCTTCTTTTTTGGTTTAGGACTTGGTGTTTCCGCCATCGGCGAGGTAGCGAGCGACATATTTCCGTTGGCGGAACGCACCAAATCCATGAGTGCCTCATATTCTTCTATTGTCATTGTTACAGTTACCATATTATTTCCTCCTGGTTATTGATGCTAATGCTATTCCAGTGGCTACAACTTGAGCCACTGATCGTAATCTTGGTTGTGTAAGTGCAATCCATTGAGCCTTTGCCGCTAAACGCCTATCAGCCTTAGCAGAGCAACCATCTGGTCCGGCGCAAGCCCTATCATGCTCCCTACAAGCGCAATCAAGAGAATCAATACACGGCGATTTGAAATCACCACCCGCCAAGAGATAATCCCTTGCGCTGATATTTCGTCCGTCCGTCCAGTTGGGTCCACACCAGCGACCATGAATGGCCACCACCTTAAACACCTCAGGAAGATAGAACCTCAGACTGAACAAGTGCCGCATATGTTGCCGCACTAGCTCTTGCACGGTATCCGTATAGTTTTCCAGTAACGCCCTTAGGAACTGGGTTTCCTGAACCTTCAACCTGAATAAAGAAATCATTAGTTGCTATAATTCCTAGATAATCTAGCATACCAGGAGGTGTGTCAAAACTTGATTGTTGGAAACCAACGCCACCATCAACAAATCCTGCTGCTTGAATTTGATTAACTGCAGTTGCTAGACATGCAGAATCCGACAATCCCGGCATAGAAGTTCTTGATGTAGTTGTTAATGCGGTTTTAACTCTTGTATCAGTGGCGGCAAGCGCACTTGGGAAGAATGGATCTAGGTTGATGCCAGTTACCACAAAGACTTCATTGTCTAGTGGATTTAGTTGGAGATCAACTTGTCCTTGTGTAAATGTGTTTGCTGCGCTTTCGTCGACTGAAAATCCAATCACGATTGTTTCTGAGGTTTGAGATAGTCCTTTGACTGCCATATCCTATCATGAATGGAGATATCCTATAATATTACTTGATGACATACGGTGAACATCTGCGCCGGTCTTGGCGTGGTTTAGGGGCGTAGTCCCCTGAAACTGGCCTGTCGTGG